TCATATTTCCTCCTCCTTTATGCGACTACGAGCCGCAGCAACAAATAAGTCGTCTGTCTGTAGTCGAATGGATGTCCAAAGAGGGCTAGCTATCGGGGTGGGATTCAACCTGGCCCACTCCTCTAGCCCAGAGGTTTGTCGTAAGTCACCTCTCTGCCATCCTGTCCCGTCGCATGATTCAACGCCAAGCGACTCCAACAGCTGGAGCTTTTCAGGGCTATTGCAGCGCAAAACATGTACGCGAGGGAAATGCTGTGTCCAATGGTGAAGCGTCTCCCACTTCCACTTTGTTGTCCCGCCGATGGCTATAACATCGGGGAGCGGCTTTAGAGACCGGATATCGTCTGCCGTCATCCCGTTCTGCACAGCGATAGCTAAGGGGATTTCCAACCCCTGGACCAACGGTGCATAGATAGGCCACCGTTGCAGGGTACCATATCGGCACCCTGGTCTGTCAGGCACAATCGCCCATAGAGGTTTCTGTTGCCAGTTTCCCGACGCCCAAGCCAGTAATTCTCTCCACTGAGGTTCAATAACCTTCCAGCGTTGCTCATCAAAAGAATTGTCGACGGGGTTCCAACACGCGAAAACTCCGTTATCCAGAGCGTAGGGAATCCATGGCCAAGGGCCTCGCTGTGCACCTGGGGAGTACAGGTGCCCTATTCGAGACGTTTCGCGCGCAAGGCAATGCCAAAACCACCCGGTAGAGTTTGCTGGCATCACGATCATGCCGCCCTCCATTCTTGCGCCGGCAGATTCTCCGGCGCGTACGGGTTACGAATCCCTGCACGCGGGGCCTTCATCTCCATCCGCCCCACCTGCACACCTGTCGCCTCCACCGGGCCGCTGCCGTGGCGCAGCCCGTAGAGCGCGAGTTTGCTCGAGTCAAAAGTGTCGCCGTGGTTGCCGCTGGTGTCCGTCTCCGTCACGAAGCGGCCCTTCTCCTTCTTCACCAGCAGCATGTCCTTGCGGAGCCATTCGTGCTGAGCCAGAAGCACTTCCCCATCCTGCACGGCGTTGGAGAAGAGGTTGCCGAGGTACGTCTTCATGTCCATTTCCTCGGCTTTGTAGGTCGTCTTGGTGCTGGAGACCACGATCTCCACGATGATCCACGGGATTAGCGCGCGCTTCACGTTCACCGCGTGGAAACGCTCGTTCGAGCCATCCACGCACAGGCGGCGCAGCTTCTTGCCGGCGTGGTACATCTCCGTCACCACCTGCTTCAGCAGCTCAATGCAGTCGTCGGGATCCGCGCTTTTCCAGCGCATCGTGAAACGGGCCACCATGCGGTGGCCCACCTTCTCTCCCACGGTCAGCGCGCTGGGGTTGCTCGTCTTGTTTTCCGTGGTAGCCACGTCGTAGCCCAGGGCGATCGGCCCGTCGCCGACCTTCGCGCGCGCCATCCAGTCGGCGGGCAAGTCTTCCCGATCGATCGCAAAGCACTCCGACGCACCGGCTTCCATCGCGTGGCGCAGCGCGGCGCGGTCCAGCGCGTTAATGCCGCCGGCGCGCATGATCAGCTCAAAATTGCGCGCGTAGGCGTCGCGGTCCATGGCCTTCGCTTTAGCCTCGGCGGCGGTGATCTCCTTGCGGCTGTCCATGTCGTACGTCTTCACGCCGCACGCTTCCGCGTCGTACACGTCCACCCGGTGCACGCGGATCCCCGCCTGGCTGCGATACCAGTTGCCGCGCGGGTTCACCTCAAACGTGGTGCCCTCGGGCGGCGCAGCCATCTCGTACGCAAAGTGCGAGTCGTCACGCCCAATAGTCGTGCACATGCGCACCTGAAAGAGGGGGCTCGAGCTAATGATCGGTTCCACCGCTTCCCACAGCCCGCGGAAGTCCTCAATAAACCAGATCTCATCCAGCAGCACAAAGCCGCTCCAGCCGCGCGCCGTGGCGATGTTGGGGGCGATGACCTGCGTGCGCGAGTAGATGGAGGGGCTGTGGTACAGGCGCGTCTGCAGCTTTTGCCGGGTGAACAGATCTTTGAAATCGTCCACGTTGATATCGTCGATCGCCGCCTCGCGGTCTGCGGCGTGCAGCCGCAGCAGCATGCCCAGGCTTTCCGCCTGCTTGCGCATCTCATCCAGCGTGGAGTAGAAGAGGGCCGCCTCCTTCTCCGCCAACTCCGTGCCCAGCAGCAAACTGGCGCTGGCGTAGGTGACCAGGCAACCGGGATTGAGGCCCATCCAGTGCATGGCCTTCGCCGCCATCGTCCGGCTCTTGCCGCGCTGGCGCGCCCACAGCCACAGCTGCAGCCCGTACTCCGCCCAAAACGCCTCCTCCTGGTAGGGGCGCATTTTAATGAGGCCGGCCGGGGCGGGCGCGGCGGCGGATTTACGTGCCCGCGGCATCGGTCCCTCCTTCCTCAGGCGCAGCATCATCGGCGGGGGCCGCCGGCTTTGCGCCGAACATCAGGGCCATCAGCGCCTGCACGCGGCCGTCCTTTGTCGGGCGGCTGGCGGCCTCCAGGGCGCGCTTGTCGCTGTACCACTGCAGGAATTTTTCGCAGGTGAGCAGCTGCACGCGCAGCTCCGTCGCGGCCACCTCGCGCGCCTTCAGATCCAGGCGCTCGCGCGTAAAGGCTTCGTGGGATTTCTGGCGGCGCGCCTCCAGTTCCAGAGAACGCAGCGACGCAATGCCGGCGATGAGCTTGGGGAAATTCTCATCATCCACCTTTTCCAACACGCCCATGATGCGCCCGCCGGCAATCGCCGCGGTGCCGTCCATGATGGAGCCGCCCGCCGCCTCGCCCAGCTTGAGGGCGAACTCGGCCAGATCCTTCGTGTCCGCAATGCGCTCGCGGCGGCTGAGCCAGTTCTGATAGCCGCCCTGGCGCCACTCGCTGAGGTTTTGCGGGGAGATCGGCTCTTCGTGAAACTGCTCATCCAGCACCCGCAACACATCCTCCTGAGTGTGCAGCCACGCGATAATCTTCGGCCCCGGCTGTCCGTCGTAAATGCGGCGGCACACCTCATTGCGGATGGCAACAGGCAGGCGCGCAATCTTGCCGACTCGGGCGGGTTCGGGGGTGGGTGTGGGCATGACTAAACGTCCTTCAAATGCCGGATAGCAATCGCGGCTCTCCGTAACATGTTCGACCGGGCTACCCGTGGAGCGGCGAGATCCTTCACACGCTCGCGCTCAGCGCGATTCCGAGCGAAAACGGCGTGGACGAACAGGGAAAAGGACGCGGCGGTGACCGCGAAAAAAATGGCGGTTTTCACTTCAATTCCTCCTCCAGAGCGGCTTTGTTGCGGGCGAGGCAGGCTGAATCCGCCTGGATACGATCCTCGGAATCCTGGATGATCTCCCTCAAGCGACGGATTCGCTCCTCCTTTGTAATCCGGTCCATATCCTGAAGGGCCTGCTGAGCAGCGGGAAAAGCATCGCGCAGAACCGTCAGAATCTGCTCCTGGGTCATGGAACAGCCTGCCACCTCCAACCGACGCAGGCGCAATTCAGCCGAGATCTTGATTGAGATGTCCTGTTCTTCGGCGGACAACTCAACTCCAAGGAGCCGTCCACGGTCCGTCCAAGGGCTCACAGTGAATTTCGTCATTGGATTGCCCTCTCAAAAAGCACCGCCTCAGCCTCTCTCCGTCGCAGCAACCCCTCCACCCGCTCCTCCCCGTTCCCGTCCCACAGCCGCTTCATCGCACGGATCTGTGTGGGGATATCGGCGATGGCGTCGCGACTGCCGATGCGCACCAGCTCGCGGATGTTGCGCATCTCACGGCGGCGCGTCTGGCCGGGCTTCTCGTCCATCTGGTCACCGCGGTTGTACACGATGCTGACCAGCACGCCGAACGCGTCGGGCGGCAGTGCCTCGGCGCCTGGGAAAGCGGCTTTCGTCAGGCGGAGCTCCTCCGGCGTGGTCACATTGTCAAACACAGCCATCGCAGCAACCCAGGGGATGTCGCCGATCGCGGCGCCGTAGTCGGCGACAAACCGCTGGGCACCGGTCCGCCGCAGGCCTGAGCCCAGCACCAGCAGATTCACCACTGCCTTGGGCAGCACCGGTTCCCACGCCGCGCGAATTTCATCCGGGGTGTAGTAGCCCAGATCATAACCGCAGCCGATCGTCGCGCCGCTCTCTACGCCTGGCACCGTGGCCCGGTCGAGCTTCGCCTCGTAGTACTTCTGCCCGCCTGTCTCAAACTCAATGATGAGATCGCGCGCGGCCGGCGACAGTAGTCCCGTGTTTTTGACAGGGAAAAAGGTGTGCCCATAATCCCGCAGCGCGGCAATGGTGCGACGGCCAATGTCCCCGTCCACGCCGTCGCTGTACAGCCCAGTGCTGCCCAGGCGGTGGCCCACGGAGCGCAGCCCCGTCTGCGCGGCGCGCACCAGCCAGTCCTGTTCCTGCGGGGTAAGATCGTGGATCGTCATGTCGCTTTCTCCTCCACGGGCGAGACCAGAAAATGGCGGTAGCCCTTGAAAGGTTCCTCCTTGATATGGGAGACGATGTGGCTGGAGACAGCCGTGCCGATGATCGGCCTCTCCCAGGTCAGGCGCGTCGGAAAGATCTGCCCGCCGCCGCTCAGGTTTTTACTGCGCATGATCGACCACGTTTTCGCTCGCTCACGAAGGTGCGGGTCGTACACCTGAATATTGATTTCTTTAGCCATCGTTGTTTCTCACTTTTGGGCGTTTTTGATAAACAAACCGGTTTGTCTCACCCGTGCGGAACAAGCCGCGTTACCTCGTTTCCCGGATCCGTTCCTCGCGCAGCTCCGCCTCCAGCGCGGAGATGGTCTGCAGTGCGTCCCTGGCCCACTCAGGCGCCGCGCGCACCGCCGCCGGGGCGTCAGGCCTGGCCTGAAGCCTGCGGACGTTCTGCGACGTCACCGCGGCCTCCGGCGGGCGGATCATGGCGCAGCCAACAAGCAGCGTGACCAGGACAATGGGAAGCACGGGACCGGCAAGGGCAAAGCAGACGAACACGTTCCACCACGCCCGATCCTGCATCTGTTCCCACTCGGATTTTTGGCGCTTCAGAGCCACGGCATTTCCTCCCAGTTTTCAGCCAGGATCTGGCAGTGCTCCGCAACTATCATCGCGGCAGCAACGGCAATGCCGATCAGGATGCAGAAGGGCAGCAGCAGAATGGCACAGATGCGGTTAGGCTGATTCATGGCTTGGGATTCTTGGGATTCTGGGAGTCAATCCACTGGTCAATTGCCTTGCTTTCCTCCTCCCGCTTCTCGCGCGAGGCCTGCGCTTCCCTCTCCGCCGGAGTCAGATCGACTCGCTTGCGCCAGCCGAAATACTCCGCCGCAGCGGCCAGAAAAGCGCGGGCCAGCTCGATCACGGCGTGGGCGGGGTGGGCGGTTGCTGCTGGTTGGGGTTAGCCGGCACACGGGTTGTACCGGAATAGACAGCGATGCCCGAGGCGATCGCGAAGAGGACGGCGCCGATGAACGTCGTCAGCTCCCCCTGCGGAAGCAGGTAGCCGAACTGCTCCCACAGTTTGGTGGCAACCACGGCCAGGAACGACACGACACCCGTCGCCTGCCACCAGTCCACCTTCACCGCCTTGGGCGGGGTGGACTCGGGAGGAGGGACAAGCTGCGGAGGGATGAGATCAGCCATACGTGTGGGGCGTTGAGACGGATAGCCCAGGCGTTGGATAAGGCCGGGACCGTCGCAGTGCATGGGTTGAGGATTTGGGTGGGTTAAATGGGATGCGTGGTATCGCGAGCGTGCATGAGGGCAGCGAGGCGCTGAGAGACTTTGTCGCGGGCACGCTTGGCTCGCTGCTTCTCCATGTCGGAGTATCCCCGGCTATCACGCACGTGCTGCCGCCGCTCTGCTCGGCTCATGCGCATGGCCTTGTGCGCAGGCACACCTAGCCGGCTCATCTGGGCCAGGCTGCGGTTGCTGGGAAGTTGCTTCGGGGCCAGGTAAAGGCGCCCGGTCGATTCCATTGATTTCATCAGGATCAGGGTGGTTGGTGTTGGTGCGGCCTCTCCCGCTGTCACGCCGGTACACATCCTCACTCCCTCCAGGGAGTTACGCGGGAGCGGCGTTCCCGCCCGCACAGGATTCAGAGTCAGAAAATCAGATCAGATCGGCCGCGCCGGCAGCGGGCCACGCTCGCGCGCGACAGTGCCGGCGGCGGTTACCCGCCAGTACAGCGTGGCGCCCATGGGATGCGGCGTGCCGGCCACGTAGCCGGAGCCCTCCAGAAACAGCAGCGCCTCCTTCACGTCCTGCTCTCCGGGCGTTTCGTCCAGGTCGGTGCGGCGCGTGGTGATCCAGCGGTGGATGGCCGGCACCTCAAAGGCCAGCGTCGAGCGGTCCGCCAGGTACTCCAGCACGGCCACGCGCAACTCCTCCCGAGTGCGTTGATTAAGCACGATTGCCACCCCCTTCCAGCTTGCCGAGATCGCGCTGCACGTCCTGAAAGCCCTGGCTTACGGAGTTAGACAGCTTGTCGATCTTGTCAAAAAGGACATCTGACGCCTTTTGCTGCGCCTCCCTATCCTTCGTCATTTCCCGCCGGAGCTGGTGCCCCAGCTCCTGCACCTCCGCCCGTGTGGCAAACTCCGCCTGCGCGGATACCTGGGCGGACACCACCACCGGCTTCCCCTGCCGCACCAGCGCAACCGCCAGCAGCACACCATTCAGCAGCGCCAGAATCGTGCCGATGGCCGTGAACAGCATCACGTAAAACTGCCCCTGGTCGCCCGCGCTCGCCACATGCGGCAACGGCACGGCAACCGGAAGCTGCGCCAGAAAAACAAAGGAGGGAAAAGGGAGGTGCATCTGCTGCAACCGTACCCTTTTCCCTCCTTTCAACTACCCGCTGTGCGCTCCATGCCGCACCACCCTTTTTTACCCCATACCGCGCGCTCTGAAGCGGGCGAAAATCAGCCGCAAAAACCGCCTGCTGCGGCACTCAATCCTTATCATCCAGCACCACCGTCATCCCCTCGCGTATCGTGATGACATAATGCTCCGGCACCTCCCAGCGCATGGGGGACGGCGCCCAGTCGCAGACGATGCGCCCCGCCTTTTCCAGTCGGGTAAGGCGGGCGGCAACCTCCCACCGGGGCAGAGTGTACCCCGGCAGCGATGATTTGCGAAGCTTCTGCCAGACGCCTTTCTCCGTGAGAGGCCCGTGCTTCGCAAGAATGTGGACAATCGAGTCGTAGGAGCGATCCGGACAGCGATAAGTAGGCATGAGGGCAAAGGTAGCGAGGTGGAACAGTGAACACGCAAGCATTTACTTGATGGAAATCTCATCCTCCAGCGCAAGATTTGTTCCTGTGGCTATCGCGTTGATGATGATGAGGTAAGCCAGCGCGGTCATCGCAAGCCAGTCCGTAGAGCTGAACACCATCACGCCCTCCAGAATCAGCACAAAGCCTGTCGCCTTCCACCTGTCGTTGAAGGCGCGCTGGCCGAACTGCCATACCGTCTTGGCGCTGAAGAGCAGGGCGCCGGCCACAAGGATCCACAAGGGCGAGGGCCAGCCCGGAACCAGCACGTGCTGCGGCGCCTCGTGGTGGGCGATGTAGTAGCCGAGGAATGCGACGATGCCGCCCATCAGCGCTCCGCAGAACATCGCGAGGCGGTGGGCAGGAGAGCACGCCAGCCGCACCTGGGCTACCAGGGCGGGGCTGCGCGGCGCTTCCGCGGAGGTGTCGCGGAGCTCCGGCGGGGGCGGCATGGTGGTGGTGATGGGGAGCTCCGCCTGGGGGACAGACTGAGACTTGATCAGCACGTCAAGGCCCCGGCCCAGGCGCGGGCGCACTGGCGTCTTGCGCGCGCGCGGGAGGGCAGGAGCTGCGGTGGCGACAGTGGGAAGTATGGAAAGAGAGGTGGGCATATGTGCGGAAGGGAAGGGATGGAATGTGGAAGGAGAGAATCAGGAGGGCGGGCGGCGATGACGACACCGCTCAGGCGGCGGCGCGGAGGCCAGAAACGAGGGAGCGGGGCGGCAGATGGATCACGTTGCACCGCTGGGGGATGCGCTCACCTTCCCGAGGCGCGGGGTTGGCCGGGGCTTCCACCACATCCACCAGGTCAGCGTCAACGCGCAGCACGTGGTCCACTACCTCGCGCTGGGCTTCGTTGAGCATGGGCAGCACCAGGCGGGCGCCCTCTCCACGCGCACCACTGCGCTGAATGTCGTAGGCCAGGGCGGCCAGGTCCCAACGCATGTCGATGGTCACCACCACGGGCTGCGCCCCGCGCGCCGCCAGGCGCACACGCGCCAGGTGATACGCCGCGGGGCACCAGTACTGCGCCGCCAACCCCGTGGCGCCGGCGGCCACCGCCGCACCCACTATGCGCGATTCGCTGCCATCCAGCATCCGCACGATGCACTCGAACGTCTCCTCCAGCACCTCACCCTCATTGCGCAACAGGCGCGGCGCACAGCCGTAAGGCGTGCCGTTCGCACGCACTTTCTGCGCCGTCCAGGCAGGGATCTCCATCCCCATCACCGCCGCCAGATCCTGCTGCGCCTGCGCCGCGCCCGCAGAAGAGGCTTTCGCCTCCTCCGTCTCGATCTCCAGGGCCAGCCGGTCCGCTTCGTCGCAGAGCATTTCCCGCTCCTGTTCAGAGGGCTTCGGAGTGCAATCTCCTGTCAGTACCTCGATCAGGCAGGCCAGAGTTTCTTTCTTTTCTGAGAGAGTAAGGGGTGTGTTCATGGACTCAATAAACCATGAGCCCTGAAATTTGTCAAAAGAAATTATGACAAATCAGCTTTCCCTCTCCATAAGTGCCGCAAGAAAAAGTATTGTGCCACCATCAGGCACTGCCTTGCACCGAGTCCACAAGTCCACATGCTGCCTGGCTACACCCAAAGTTGCGGCCACTCGTGTGCGCCGCCCCCGCTTCTGATCACACCAGTCCCGAAGCCTTTCACAAAAGGCTATAGCCATAGCTTCTGGAGAAGCTTCAAATCTGAATGGCTCCGGGGGCTTCGGGCCGCTGCGCTTGGGTGTGCTCATTGGAGGGACTTTATCTCTGCTTCGAGTGTTTTTATCTGATCCTCAATCTTTACAACAAACCTCTCAAGGGCTGGAATAGAGCGAGCCCCGTACTTGTTTTCCTCGCGCTTTTTCTCGATATCAGCCTTGGTCTTATCCCGCTCTGATCTGAGAGTTGCCAACTTAGTTTGCAACGGCTTTATCTTTTCAGCATTCGCACTTTTCTGAGCAGACCTTGCGTTAGCATCCTTGATTGACTGCTCCGCCACATTGTTCACTTCCGCCGCCTGCTTATCCTTGAACGCCTGCACGGCCTTGTCCGTCTCGGGTGTGTCCAGCTGGAAGCGCTTGCGCAGATCATCCGGCAGCTGGTCCGCGAGGATGCGCCCGCCGCCGTCCGAGTGACTGACGCGCAAACCCTCGGGCAGCACCTCTTTGATGGTGACATCCTTCAACGTCCGCCCGTCCTTGAGCTTCATCTCTCCGAGTTTGATCGGCTGTGGTGGGGTGGGCGCAGGGGCAACGGGAGACGAGGGAACGTCCTGGGCCGAGGCAGCCAGGGCGGGCAAAGCAATAAGTGCAACTGCAAGCACAAGCGGTTTCATAAGGTTCGTTTTTTGAGGGTTTCTACGATGTGTTCAAGAAAGGAAATCGACTCCAAGTCGCCTGCTTTTACGCCTACGAGTGTTTGTGAAGCTAAAACGAGCAACTGACTAGGCGGCAGTAACGAGACTACCTCGTACAGTTTAGCTTTATAGTTGAGCGACGCCGTACTCATGGGGGGGGACTCCTCTACACGATTACCCAGAAGGAGTTCCAAGTCGTCGTCTTCAGAACTGTCTTCGTTGTGCTCCTGCTCCTCCCGGGGGCCTAAAAGGGCTTCAAGATCTTCAAGATCGGAATCATTTTCCAGAGGAGGTTCAGAGTCAGACTTACCAAACGGTTTCATATATCCACTCCCTGTCCGCAACCAGTTCTCGTTCACTTTCAAGACTTTAGCAATCTCCTTTAGGATGCGCTTATGAGGCAAAGCGCCAGCGTGGAGCCATCGATAAGTTGCACTAGGCGATGCGCCCACAGCCTTTGTAAGGGCTAATTGGCTCATTTTAGCGCCACGAAGAGCCTCCCTCAAACGAGTGGAAAATGAAGAATTATCCATTTGGGAAGATTGTTCTTTACGAGCATGCTCATATGATGTACTTCATTTTATGTATCGCTTGCTCGCAGTCACGCATAACCATGCATTAGCCTCTCAATGAAAACAAGTAAAATCCCGCGGTTCCCTGGTCTACGTAGACACGCTCGCGAATTAGGGGTCACCGACAGCCATTTGTGGCGAGTCCTCGTCGGCAAGCGCGTAAGCCGCATCCTCAAAACCCGCTATGATGCGCTTGTTCAAAGCGAAGCCGAGAAATCCAAATGAAGCTACTGTCCTTTAACTTTCCCTACTCCAACTTGCCTGTCCGGTCGTGCACGATCGACGGTAAACCCTGGTTTGTTGCGATCGATGTATGTCGCATCCTGGATATCAGAAACAATAGAGACGCCATTTCTGACCTTGAACCCGACGAGGTTTGCATGATGTCTCTGAGCGAGAATACCGTCGGTAATGCCGACGGTATTCCACCTCACAACGGTACTGGAAGGGGCAACCCCAATGTCAACCTGGTCAGTGAGTCTGGGGTCTACGCACTTGTTTTCAAGAGCCGCAAGGAAGCGGCCCGCCGCTTCCGGGTCTGGATAACCAGTGAAGTGCTTCCCTCCATCCGCGAGCGTGGCTACTACTCGGTGTTTGGCTCAGAGGAAGATGCTGAGTTGGCCAGGCTTGAGGCAAAGGTAACCAGCCAGATGAGCCACATCCGCCAGTCGGTGGAGAACTTGCGAGAGCCGCTGCCAGAGGGCTACGCCACCATAGCCTCCCACCTCCGTGGATTCAAGGTGGATCTAAGTAAAGACCCCAGCTCCCGGCTCCGCTTGGCCGCTGCTGTCAAGGCGCTGGCGACAGCGCAGAACGTTCGGATCATCCCCCTGTGGGCACCTACTAGTTGGAGGGCCGTGAACTGCTACCCCCGTCACATCGTCAAGGAAGCTTTGTCCTCCCTTTCCGATGTCGAGGTGGAGCCTGACTTTTTTGATTTCCTATGAACCAAATCGAACATATCGATATCACACATCTCACGGTCCATGAAGCCGCTGAGCAAATGCCGGAGTTGTCTCCGGCTGCTTACCACGTCCTTGCAGACAGTATCAAGGATGTGGGTATCGCAGACCCTCTCAAGGTCATCAGGACGGATCGGCCTGATCGCTATCAAGTGATTGACGGTCGTCACCGGCTCAAGGTGGCAGGGATTCTTGGCCTGAGCCGAGTACCTGTTGTAGTCACGGACGAGGATCCTTTCGTGATAGCCCTGGACTCTGTAGTAGCTCGTCGCCAGCTTACAAAGAGCGGCATCGCCTTAGTGCTTTTTGAGCGATGCCCCTACATACTTGGGAACAAAGGAGGGAGACCAAAAAAACCTGTTGCTGAACAACAGGTTTCTGGAAACCCTGAAATCTCCTCTACAGGTGCGGCTCTCAAGGAGTTAAGCGACAGCTTCATCAAGCTCGCTGATAAGTACGGCATTCCTCGGGACTACTTCACGTATATCAAACAGGCGTACGCTGAGACTGAGGCCAAGGCCCTTGGCACGAATGACCTTGGCGCTAAGAAGATCTATGAGGCGGAATGGCGGTGGTTTCGTGAGGCGATCCTCAATGAGGAAAAGGGTGCAGGAGGTGCTCACGCGGGGCTGATCAGTCGCCTCAACATGGCAGGTAAGGCCCGCCCAGATCCCACCATCCTGACTCTCGGAGAGAACGGCAAGCTGTCTGGAACGCTTCCGACCGCATTCAACTCTCTTCGGAAGGGGTTCTCTTTGTGGGACAAGCTGGAATCAAAGGCGAGGTCCGCCTTTGTGGACGAGTTCGCGAAATTACTGAAGGAGTTGCCGAACGACCTTCGGGCGCTCATCTAGTTTGACATTCACAAGTCGTTACGCATCAAGGCTATGCCCCCAACTGAGGATCATATGACAATCGCCAATCAGCGCATGGATACGCTGCGGCGGGTGGATGAAAAAATCGCTCAGTTGGGGTCTGAATCTCGTGCGTGTCGAGCCCTAGGGCTGAGCCAAGCAACCATATCCAGGTGGCGAAAAGCCCACGCGGAGCGCGGATTCCAAGGCCTGGTCCCCGCCTTCGATGCGCGTGGTCGTGATCCCCTCTGCGTAATCACCCCGGCTGAGGATCAGGCGCTTAAGGCAATATACATCTCCACGGAGCGGACGGCGGAGGCGGGGAGCAAGACGGCGGCGGCGCGGATGTTTGCGCAGTCGGCGCGGTGTTCGGAGGAGTTGCGGGAGGCGATTCTGCGCCCGCGCTCCAGCAAGCACAAGCTGACGTCGGTGATTCGGCGGGTGATGGATGTGCCCAAGGCGGTGGTGCAGCACCATCGCCGGCCGTCCGATACGGCGAAGGATTTTTATATGACGTTACGTGGCAATACCTATGAGGATCACACGGGCCGGGAAGTGCCGATGCACGCGGGCGCGTTGTGGGAGTGGGATGACGCCACGATCAATTTCCCTGTGGTGGTGGACTGGCCGTGGGGCGGCGACAAGTGCTCGGAGCGCTGGGGTTGTCGCGTGGGCCGGTTCCAGCTGTTGCTGGCGGTGGACGCGGCGACGCTTTATTGCCCGGCCTACTCCTTTGTGGTGCGGCCGCATGAGGCCTACCGGGCCACGGATATTCTGGGCGTGATGGGCCAGGCCTACACGGATGTCGGCGTGCCGCTGGTGACCGGGCTGGAGCAGGGCACCTGGAAGGCGCAGAGCGTGCAGACCGCCCTGAACGCCGCCGGCACCAAACCTTTCTATGCCTACAGCAGCAACGGCAAGCCCTTTATCGAGAACTATTTCGGGCGCCTGTGGACGCCGCTTTCCCTTTTCCCCGGCCACGTGGGCCGCACCCGCGGCAGCTTTGAGTGGAACAGCAAGATGCTGAGCCGCTGCCAGTCCGGTGCCGTCAATCCCCGTGAGCATTTCATGTCGCTGGAGGAAGCGATGGAGCGCCTGGCCGCCGCTATCGAGTGGGTAAACGCCGAGCCGATCGAGAGCAAGCGCCGCGGCCACTGGATCCCCGCCGTGCGCTGGCAGCAGGAGCTTGCCGAGCGCCCCATGCGCCCGCTTTCCGCCGATCAACGCTGGCTTTTCTCCCCGGAGCGCCGCCAGTGGACGGCCCGCAAGGCGTTTGTGGGCGGCACCGTGGAGACGCCCGGCGGCAAGGTGCAGATGTATTTCCGTCACGACGACCTGTGGATACACGAGGGCCGCCGCATCGACGTGCACTTTGATCCCTACATGCCCGACGCCCCCGCGCGCCTCATCCTTGCCGAGGCGTGGAGCGAGTACCGCGCCGGCCACGTTATCGGCGACACCACGGCGGAGGCGGAAACGCCTGTCTTTACCCTGGCCGCAGACGGCTTTGCCGGTGACGCCCGCGCCGACGCCAACGACGCTCGCCGCCGCTTCAACGCCGCCGTGCGCACCGAGTACCGCACCACCGGCCTCTCCCACGGCCGCATGGTACCGCGCGCCGCCGTCTCCGAGATGCGCACCCACGACGGCCAGGTGGCCCGCGTGGAGCGCAATACGCGCCGCCCGGCCGGTGCCCCCGCCTCCTCTCCCGCCGCCCCCCGCGACACGCCCGCGCAGGCCCCGCGCACTCCCCGCGCGGAGCCCGCGGCGTTTGAGACGCCGGCGCGGGAGAGCTCCCCCGCGCCCACACCCAGCGCCGCCGCCCGTGACGCGGAGCATGAGCGTCTCCAGCAGATGGAGGATGCGCTGCGCGACAGCGGCACGATAGTGCCCGATTGGGCTTATTGAGCGTCGAGCACCCTTCCTTTCCTTTCCCTCAACCCTACCTACATCACCCCCCTCCCATGAAAATCAACGTATATAACGCGCTTAAAAGTGAGCGGACTTATCAGGACGCTAAATGGCCAAACCATCTGCATACGCCTGGGGAATGGCTTCTCATCATCGGGAAGCTCCAAATGGATGCTCAGAGAGCTTGGCTCTCAAAGGGTAATGATGGAGCCCTTCACGAGATCCGTCAAATCGGGGCAACGTGCGTTGCCGCTATGGAGCAGTGTGGCGCGCCTGCCCGGCCTGGGCAGGGCTTTGTGGGGAGTCTTCCCGACCCCATGGAAGCACTGGTGACACATATCTACCAGCGAATCTCAGACACTTTAAGGCAGCAAGGTTATCCGGCGCTCACTGGTGAGCAAGGAGTCTTTGTTATCCAGGGGTTGCGTGGCGCAGTCGTCATGGCCCAAGAGGAGATGATCTCCCGTATGAAACGTATGGCAGAAGGGGAGGCGCAGTAACCCTATGGCTCCCGAGGTACTTGCACAGATGGATGCGGACGAGCTGGCGACGATTGTCCAGCAGGTTCGCGATTTTCAGCAGCGCAAAGGTCTGTCGACTGAGGCGCTGTGCCGGATGTTTCCGGGGCTGGGCTCCAGCAAGACGTGGAGCATCATTGCCGCCGGCAAGATTCTGGACTCCGAGCTGGACAGCGAGAAGTGGCTAGCCAGTTACCGGACGGTGGCGGCGCTGGTGCGCAGCATGGCGGCGGAGCGGGAGCGGGAGCAGATGTACGACCGCATGTCGGGCGTCAACAAGCTGCGCTCCGTGTTCCTGCCCGCGATGACCGAGTGCGACAACGCGCGGTTTATCCTGGTGCTGGGTGATACCGGCTCTGGCAAATCGTCGCTGAAGCGCGCGCTGCAGGAGAAATACGGCCCGCGCATCGTGGGCATGGAGATGAACCAGGTCATCGGCGACAACCCGATGAGCTTCATGCAATGCGCCCTGGGCGCGTTCGGCGTGAAGGATGTGCCCCGCACCTCCATGGAGCGGTTCAGCATGCTGGTCCGCCACATGACCGAGCCGCGCGTGGCGCTGTTTGTGGACGAGGGGCACCACATGGGCCCGAAGATCCTCAACGTCATCAAGAGCCTGATCAACCAGACGCCGGGCGAGGTGATCGTGGCCAGCATGCGCACCCTGTGGCGCCGCCTGGAGCTCGCCGCCTTTGAGGAGGCGCGCCAGCTCACCGGCAACCGCCTGGCTGCGGTGATCCAGCTCAACGACTGCGACCCCGGCGACGTGGAAATCATGCTGGAAAACCGCCTGCCCGAGCTGCGCCCCCACATGCAAACCATGGTGCACGTGCTGCTCATCGCCGCCGTCAACCGCGGCAACCTCGCCTTTGTCCGCGAGGTCATCAAGAAAGTGCGCGAGCTGGCCGGCAAGGACGCGCCCACCATGGACGTGTTTCACCAGGCGGTGAAGGCCCGCACCGAGCTTAAGACCGTGAAGGAGGCACAGCCCCGGCGATGAGCGTGCTCACCTCCCAAGCCGATGGCGCCTACCGCCTGGGCCGCGTCTGGGTGCCCCGCCAGGGGCCGCGCCTGGCGCACCTTCGCACGGCGTCCCCGCGCAGCAACACAGGCGTGGCCGGCATCAGCTACTGTCACTCGCGCAACGGCTTCCGCGTGGATCGCGGGGGCCGGGGCGGCGGGTGCTGGGTGGGGATCTCCGGGCGCGGGCGGCGCGAGGCGTGGCGCCAGGCACTGGTGATCCGCGCGCAGTACGAGCGGGCGATCGCCCACGTGCGGCTGCAGGTGCAGGCGGCGCGGGCCGCCGGCCGGGCGGTTCGTGTGGCGGCGGCTCAGGTTGCCGCGACGACGGCGACGGGAGGTGTGCGATGAGCAAACTCAAAGTCAAGCCCCCGAGAGGAACCCGCCTCGTCATTGGCGCGGACGCCATCGCCGCCGACATCCTGAAGGCGCTGGCCGCCGCCGGGTGCCCCACGTCCCGGCATGACCTCTGGGACAAGATCACCTCCGCCAAGTGCAGCGAGCACAGCCTGGACGAGGTGCTGTGCTGGATGAAGCGCGAGGCCCGGATTGTGATGGTGAAGCGCGGCGTCTACGCACTGCCGGAAGGCGGTGCGCGATGAAGACAGCTCTGACAGGTTACTACGTCTTCCAAAGTTGGCCATGCCGTCCCTGGCACCGGTGGGCGGCCCGCCGTCCGTACGAGATGCGCCGTGTCTATCGGAATGCCTGCCGTCTCGTCAAAGGTTGGCCGCGCGCCACCCGCAAGGCCTGCATATTTCTTCGCCTGACCTACCCGCGGGAGGCCAGATGAAACTTACAAGATGCTTGCATGGCAACATGGACGTCCTGGTGGAGTTTTGGATCGATGGCCGGCACCTGGGGCGCGTCGAGATACGCGGTGTTATCACCTACCTTCAGGATTCCCGCGGCGTGCTCATTCGATTCGGCCATATGTGCTATGGCGTGCTGCTTGGAGAAGGCGGCGGCTACCAACACATTTCGGGCGGACAAGTCGTCGAAGAAAGAAACAGGAGCTTCAGATGAGCGAGGGCCACCAGATCTGCGCCATCTGCGAGCGCCTGGCGCCGGCCATCCACTACTGCCCGGACCTGGGCGGGTGGGTGTGCGATGAGTGCATGCCCCACGCCATGGTGGCCCACCGGATGTGCAGGTGGATGGAATACATCGACTGCGAGCCGTCCCGCCGCCCTCCCGCCGCCCGGCGGAATATTTCACCCCCAACCACCACCGAAACCCCATCACCTAACTCCCTCCTATGAACTCCCCAACCCCCACGCCCGACCAACCCAATCCCGCCCTCATCGCCCTGGTGGATGAAGGCTACACGCTGAGCCAGGAAATTGCGGAGCGCACCAAACGGCTGGACGCCATCAAGGCCCAGCTGAAGGCCGCTGCCCAGGCCGCCAACACGGCGGATCCCGTCAGCTGGACGATGCGCTTTCTCGGCAACGTCGGCGCCGCGCTCATCATGCAGCAGGGCGATGCGCTGCTTGCCACCCTGGACGACGACCAGGCGCAGTGCATCCGCACCCTGGTGGGCGAGCGCAACTACAGCAAACTGGTGCGCAGTAACATCGTCCACAAGCCGGCGGAAGGTTTCCGCGACGCGGCCCGCGTGCTGCTTAAGGACAAGAAGCTGCAGCAGGTGATGGCCATTGTGACCCGCAAGGGCGCCCTGGCGGTGAAGATCACCAGCCTGGCAGCCCAGGCCGCAGAGCCGGAGAACGTCTACAACATCCATCACGCCCGAAAGAAGGCGGCATGATCGAGATCTTTAGCATCACGCTGATCGTCGCAGGCGGCCTGGTGAGCGCCGCGACGGTCGGTTTCTTCTTCGGGTTCGCATCTGCATGGCAGATCTCCCGCGAGAACATCCGGTGCGCTCTCACTCGCGAGCCGGGAGAACCACGGAAGGCGTGGCAGAGGTGCACGCCGGTTGTCGGAGTAGACACAGCGGCCAGAGCCGCGGAAAGGAACTGAGATGGCTGAAAAGAGAATCAAGGTCGAAACCTATGTGCACGTTATGCCCCCAAGTCCAGACAGATGCTATGCGTTTCTGGAGGCCCGAGGATTTCACCGGATAGGCAGAACTTTCTGCTCCAACTCCCCTCGCATTGTTTACTGCCGGGAAGAGATGCAAGGGGATATCTACACGCCCACGGTAGTTTTCATCCCTGTCGCAGGCTTTGAGCGGGATGAATACGCCCTGTACGAGATGCTCAAAACGCTCTCGGTAAAGTTCGACATGGCTCCTCACATCATCCTCGAAAAGATCGAACAGTCATGAGCTACGATCCCACCTACGAGGCCCCCGCAAAGTCCCGGCGCCGCCGCAAGGCGGAGCCGGTGCACACAGCGGAGCTCCTCAACCCGGCCACGTTTATCCCCGGCCCGCTGTACAGCGCGGACGCGGAGAAGGCGGTGCTGGCTTCGATGATGTCGCGGCCGGACGAGATTATTGACACGGTGCTGGAGGCGCTGCGGGTGGAGGATTTCTTTGTGCCGGCGCACAAGGAGATCTTTACCGCGCTGGCCGCCATGCACAACGCGCGTACGCCGATCGATATCACCACGCTGCACCAGTACCTGGTCGACAAAAAGATTGCCGAGGCGATTGGCGCGCCCGGTTACCTGGCGGAGCTCGCGGCCGGCCTGGCCACGCACCTCAACTGCGCGGCGTACATCCGCATCGTGTACGACAAGGCGCTGCTGCGCAACCTGCAGGGCGTGTGCGCGGGGATCGTGCAGCACATTGCGGACCGGCCGGACGACGCGGCTGGCGTACTGGACGCGGCGGAAACGTCCGTGTTCGCCATCACCAACAAGGGCATTGGCAACTCCATCGTGTGCGTGCGGGATGAAGTCGATCGCACTCTGGCGGTGGCCGCCACATGGCAGTCCCGCAAGGGGCGCCTGAGCGGTATCCCTACCGGCTTTTACCAGCTTAACCAGCTGACCACCGGGTGGCAACCCGGCGACATGATCGTGCTGGCCGCGCGCCCTGGCGTGGGCAAGACCGCCCTGGCGCTCACCTTTGCCCGGCACGCGCTGGATGCGCGCTATGACGACACGCTGGACGAATGGGTGCGGCCCGGCTACGGCGTCGGCTTTTTCTCGCTGGAGATGACCAACCAGCAGCTGATGCTCCGCCTGCTTTCCAGCATGAGCGGTGTGGACATGCAGCGCATCCGCCGCGGCGAGTTGACCGACAAGGAGATGGAGCTGCTGGCCCAGGCGGGCGCCGCCCTCAAGCAGATGCCGCTTTACCTGGACGATTCGTCGTTCATGACCATTAACCAGCTGCGCGGCAAGGCGCGCCGGATGAAAGATCGCTACGGCATTGACCTGGTGGTGGTGGACTATTTGCAGCTGCTGCGCAGCGAAAGCGGCCAGGCCAAGGATAACCGGCAGGTGGAGGTGGCGGAGATCTCGCGCGGCATCAAGGGCATGGCCAAAGAGCTGGGCGTCCCGGTCATCATCCTGGCGCAACTCAACCGCAAGAGCGAGGAAGGCAAGGCGGAACCCGCCCTGCACAACCTGCGCGAGTCCGGCGCCATTGAGCAGGACGCCGACATGGTTCTCATGCTGCACCGCCACGAACTGGAGGAAGGTGCCACGCCCCAGCCCGGCGCCCTCCCGTACAGCCTCATCATCGCCAAGCAACGCAGCGGCCCGGTGGACAAGCTGCAGATTGCGTACAACTCACCCTTCACCCGGTTCGAGGATCCTCGGACTGTTCCCGCGAGGTAAATCCTATGAGCGCTTTAAAATCCCGTAAACTCTATATGGTTAGAGGAAGTGAAGAGGATGACGAATACCTCTCATGGAATCCTCTGCATTGCTTTTCCCACCGCGAGGCCAAGTCCGAGGAAGTTACTCTGGAAACGATGGCCGATCTCATGGATCAACAGGCAGAGAACTGCAACGCCCACGATTTCGTTTGTGTGCATCGGGGGCTCGCGGTGATCCTATTCCGCCAGTTGGGTCGGGAAAAGGCAACACAGGTATTCCGCCAACTTATCGATTTCGAAGGCCTGTACGGGATGGTTGGTGTGTGTGGACGTGGAGACGTTGAGGCGCACGAAGAGGCGCTGGGTGTCTCCCTTCAGGACTGGTCTGATTGGCAGATCTCAGAGGAGGCCAGGCCATGAAAAAAGGCGCCCACCATACCCGCCGTGCCATGGCCGGCGCGGACAACGCCCCGCTCTCCCACAAGCAGAAGGGGCAGATCTGCATCCGCGCGAAGGAGGCGTTTGACGCGCTGCGCAAGCAGAAGCTGATTGCGGACGGCATTGACTTCAACGACTGGCGCCGGGATCAGCAGGCGTGCGCGGTGGACATGGAATCGCTGCGCGAGTGCGTGGGTAAGGATTTCGAGCCCATCATGATGCACTTCGAGAACCTGCTGGGCAACAGCGACAAGGCGTTTGACTACGCTCTGCGCGCCGAAACCCGCCCGGTACGCGTGGCCATGCACCACCTGCAGCAGGAGTGCAAGGCGGCGGAAGCCCTGATGCGCAATCCCATGGGCTACGTACGCGGCTACCTGCGCAACTCCAAAGGCGGCATCACCCTGGAGCAGGCCGACGCCAAGACGGTATGGGGCTGCGTCTACATGATCCGCCGCAAGGTGCAAAGCCTGCGCGCCAAAGCCAAAGGCGGCGGCATCTCCGCCGGCAGCACGGTGGACGACGTGCTCGATTCCCTCGGCATCCCCGCCGCCCCCGCCCCCACCGCGGCGCCCGCCGGCGCCAAAGGCAAACCCTTCAGCCAACCCAAACCCAAAGCCGCCCGCCAGCGCCCCGCCCCGCCGGCGGCGCCGCAGACGGGAATGGATACCCCTTATTGAGCCATGGAAACGCTTCGCTTTCTCGCCGAGATGGCCCTGTGGGTTTTCCTCCTGCTGGTGCTTTCATCCCCCCTCTGGGGGCTCGCATTCCTCCTGATACAGGCCGGACTCTGGTTCAGCCGCTAACCAACACGACCATGAAACCCGTCGATTTCCGCAACGAAACCTTTGCCCAGCTTCAGGAGCGGTTCACCGGCCTGCGCCGCGCCGTTTACATGGCGTGGATGCACTGGGGCCCTGGCACCACCCGCGAGGTATCGGTGCGTGCGAAAATCGACATCCTCACCTTCCGCCCGCGCACCACGGAGCTTTTTCAACTCGGCTTCCTGGAGCTCGTCGAACATCAACCCACCGGCACCGAGGGCGTGTACCGCGTGGTGCCGGAGAAAGTGGTGCAGGCCCGCTGGGAGCGCCGCTTTGACGAGCCCGAGATTAAGCAGCTGCCGTTGCTCTGACCCCACCAACCGCCATGGCCTCCACACAACCCGATCTCCCGATGAAGGGCCTGCCCCCGACCGGCCAAAAGCTGATGGGCGAGCTGAGCGAGTGCGCGCCCGGCAAGTTCGTGCAGGTGGGGCACGGGCAGGCGCCCAAGATTATTATCTGCGATGTGGTGGGTAACAACGACGGCACGTGCCGGATGGTGCCGCGCAATTTCGAGAAATTCCAGAGCCTTACCGACGAGCTGCTTGAAGCGATGGGTAACGTCAGCCGCGAGACGCTGATGCGGCTGATCATGGGCGGCTTCATTGAAGGGATCAAGGTAAGCCCGCGCGTTTGGCTCATCAATCTCCAGAGCTGGTTTAACCATCTCGACCGCTGCGCCGCGGATCCCGAGTTCTGGAATGACAAGCGTGTGCGGCATTACAACTCCAGCTGGAAGAACTCCGGCCCCGGCGAGCACACCCGCGCCAAAGCGCGTGCCGGCGGAAAATCCCGGGCTGACCGGTAAAGCGCTCTAAAACGCCTCAGGAACGATTCGGACGTATAAACACACCAGCCGCGCCGTCGCGTGGCGCCAACCCGGTTCCGCGGACTTCCGCGGACCATCTAAACTTTCCATGCCATCCCTTAATTTCAAGGTCCAGTTCGCACCCGCTGTTGAGTTGGGCCACAAACGTTGCACCATGCGCGCGGACCGCAAGGACGGACGCCAGATCGTCCCTGGCGACACGCTCCACTTCTTTACAGGCATGCGCACCAAAGGTTGCCGCAAGCTGGGTCAGGCCGTGTGCCGGACGGTGGATCGGGTGGTGATTGTCCCGGCTGGGCACGATATTCCCGGCATGCCCACAGTGTACCGTGCGCCGGACGTCATGTTTCCCTCGGGCATCACGGCACCCTTCCTGACGCCCACGCTTCCCCTGGGCGTCCCGGTCATCCTCTCGGAGCGCGAGTGCGATGAGTTGGCCCGTCGTGACGGCTTCGTGTGCGCTGCCGATCTGTCCCGGTTCTTCTGGGTGCCGGCCGGGGTGTTTAAGGGGAGCCTTATTACCTGGTAAACCGCCATGATCCAGTTCTACAAGTTCACCGCCAGCGGCCAGCATGGGCGCCTGGGCAAGTTTGAGATCCGGGGGTGGTGGATCCGCACGGACGACGGCAATGTCACAGAGCACATCGCCACCTATCTGGCCGACATGGGCCTGGATTGCCGCTGTGGCGAGATCTACCTGCAACCCGTGGCCAAGCTCCCCAGGGGCTTCACGATCGACGGACCTTCGGATCGCCCGATATTTCTCTGACCTATGTTCCTCTTTGGCCCCACGCCCCACGAAGAAGCCGCGCGCACGATCAGCGATAAGGCGGTGACATCCCGCGCTGTGTTTTACGGGTTGCTGCCGGAGCTGCGCGCGAAGGCGTTTATCATCACGGGCATTGCGGCCATGGATGTGCTGCAGGACGTCCGCGACATGATCGCGGAGGTTCCGCGGGGCGCGGACTGGGAGGAGACGAAGAAGAAAATTGTGGAGGAGATCTCTCCCTACATCACCAACAAGGACGGCTCTCTCCTGGATAAGGCGGCGGCGGAGCGGCGGGCGACGCTGCTGCTGCGCACGCATGTTTTTCAGGCAAATGCGGCGGCGCAGTATGCGGTGAACATGCGGCAGATGGATGTGTTTCCGTACTGGCAGTATCTCTCCATGGAGGATAAGAGGGTGCGTCCGACGCACGCCGCGCTGCATGGCCTGGTGTTGCCTGCCTCCTCTCCTTTCTGGAATGGACATACGCCGCCGTGGGACTGGAACTGCAGGTGCCAGGTGGTACCCCTGACCCAGGACGATTACGAGGACATAGAGAAAGCGGACGCGGGCAAGCCGGTGGAAGAACGTAGCATTCCCAGCCCGGCGGTGATGAACATGCTCCTTCAGCAAGGTCGCCTGGTGCGCGGCCTCAACCAGATTTTTGATGTGCGCACGCCGTTTGAAAAGACGGGGGACCCCAAGTCGTACCAGTGGCAACCGGCCCATCAGTCCATGGACCTGAACATGATTCGCGCGCGGTACTCGGCAAAGGAGTTCTCCGACTTTGAGAAGTGGGCCAAGCAGCAGAAGGTGCATTCGAGCGACCCGCGCACAGTGTGGCAGTGGCTGAACCCCGGAGCCACACCTCCGCCGCAACCGCAGCCGGTCCCCCCTCCCGCGCCTGCGCCCACTCCCCCACCCGCACCCGCTCCAGTTCCACCGCCGCCGCCCCAACCTGCGCCGCCGCCCCTGTTCCGACCTCCCGTTGTTCCCACTCCTCAGCCTCCTCAGCCAACCCCGCCTGTTCCCGCCCCAGCCCCAGCGCCGCCGGCAACCATTGCGGAAGCTGTGTCTCGGCTCGCCGCGGACCCTGACAACATTACAACTCAGGAAGCGACCGCGATTATTAAGTCCCTCCGCAAGGGGCACGGAATCGCGAACTACACGAAGGTCAGGAGCCTCAGCCGGCAACGCGGTGTCCCTCCGGTTTGGGATGCCTATGCACGGCTGCACGTGGAAGGGTTTTTGGACTTCCTTCCCCAGAAGGTCATCAACTCGCTCCCATCCTTCACCATTGAAACCATGCGCAACATGAATGCGCTGGGTAATTACAGCTATCAGACGCGGACATTGAAACTCAACTCCTCAAGGCTTGCCGACGCACTCGATCGTCAGCAGACCATTTACCACGAGTTGATGCACTGGGTCCACCTCAACGGTGGGGCTGCCTACTATAGCGCGATCGAGAATCACTTTGACGCACGTACGGCAGGAGAGAAACAGGCGCAACTTCCCAACTACCGTAAGGGAGTGGAGGGCAAGAAGGATAAGTTTCCGGATCCTTACATGGGCCGCATTTATGGGGACGGTACAACATATATCGACAAAGGTTGTGAAATACCTACCCGGATGGCTGAGTTGCTTGCCTCTCCTTTTGAGTTTGCGTCACACTGGAATATTCCTGAGCGTCGGGAAACCATCGAAATTGTTTTTTCTATTTTCTTTGAATGAGAACAACGTGCATTATTGAGTGGCTGGACGGCAGAACAACAACTGCAGTACAGCAGGCAGAGAGGGCGACACAGATCCGCCCAGTTCAGTGGTCTGGCTGGACCGATCACGAAGCGGTCGCGGAGTGCAGTGATGCGTCGTCGATCAGCCTTGAACTTTACTGTGAGAGGCTTGCCCGTGATGCGGGGGCTCGTCTTAGTATCGAGAGGGATGGCGAATGGCCCGACGAAAATGATGTCATGAGCGAGACAACTTAGAAAGATCCCATGTTCCTGGAATCCTGCGCCTGCCCTGTTTGCAAAACTGAAAACCCTGTGCATGGATGGGATTCGTTTCCGTGTCAAGGTTGTGGGGCTATCCTTACGCTTCAATCTGAAGATCTTGGAGGGGAAAACGGGGATCGTTGCCTGTGGTTTACCGCCCGTATTCGCGTATCGGGAACGGCAGAAGAGGAGGGAGGATGAGCCTGCGCATCTCCAACCAGCTATCCCCTGCACTGCGGCAGCTTGCCTCGGCGTTTGCGGATAAGACACCCATCCTGGAAGCGATGGGGCTGCAGCTGGTGAGCCTGACGAAGCGTTCATTTTCGGATGCTTCGCTGCGGCCGTCGCCGTGGAAGCCGCACAAGTACAACTACGGCGGGCATAATTTGCTGCGTAAGAGTGGGGCGCTGTGGCAGTCCATCCGAATTACGGAAGTCAACGGCACCTTCGTGCGGGTGGGGAGCGATCGCAAGTACGCTGCGCTGCAGCAGTTCGGCGGCATCATCCGCCCGGTGAACGCGAAGTTTCTGCGGTTCCGCATCGCCGGCCGTCTGGTGATGGCGAAGCAGGTGGAGATCCCTCCACGCCCGTTTTTCCCGTTTACCGCGGGCGGCCAGATGACTCAGACAGCACAGGACAAGATTGAAAAGGTAGGCCTCGCGAAGGTGAATGCGATGATGAAACAGGCCGGATTCTGAGGTGTGCCCCTCGGGGGCTAACGGAAAAGGGTCCGCGCGCTGGCACGGAGCGCACAGCGGGTAGTTGGTTTTCTGCGGATGAGCGATGATCAGCGCCGTAATGAAAAACGGCCTGAAACCTTACCCCTCTGCGATTCACACGCTGCACGTGAGCAACGGTGCGCTGCAGGCCAAGGAGTTGCCCACGCGGCTGAAGGTGATGAGTTGGGGTGAAAACCTCAGCACGAAAGGGCCCTTTCATGTTACCGAGGCCACGGCAACGGGTTTGCCCGGCTTCCAGAAGTCGCTGGGGTTTGATCGCGTGGCGATCGACTTCAACCACAACAGCCTGCCGGGCTCGCCCACCTATCAGCCGGATCCGCGCCATGTGGCCGGCTACGGCACGCCCGCCCTGGTGGCCGGCGAGGGAATGTTTCTGGAGAACATCACCTGGACGCCCAAGGGCGAAGAGTTTGCCCGCGACTATCACGACCTGTCCCCGGCTGTGGCCAAGGATGAGGCCCACGCTGTCACTTTCCTGCATTCGGTCGCTCTCACGCCGCACGGTGCGGTGGAGGGGTTGACCTTCTACTCCGCGTTCGGCCCGGCCGGCGCTTCCCAACCCAACACCATGGACTACAAGAAGGCGCTGTGCGCCGCCCTGGGTCTGCCGGAGACGGCAGACGACACCGCGATCCAGGCCAAGATTCAGGCGCTGGCCGCCACCAAGAAGCCGGAGGAGTCCACGAAGGATCCCAAGCCGGAAGATCTCTCCGTTCGCACGCCCGACGCCGGCGCTATCGCGGCGCTGTCCGCCCAGGTGCAGACGCTGGCCGGTGAGATGAAGGCGATGCGCACCGAGGGCGATAAAGCCGCCCGCACCCGCCTGCTGGAGCAGGCCGCCCAGCTGGGCAAGGTGGTGCCGCTCTCCGCCGATAACATCGCCCTGCTGCCGATCGCCGCGCTGTCGGAGCTCATCGAGAAGCTGCCCGCCGGCGTGGTGCCCACCGCGGCGAACACGCCTGGCAATGTGTCCGCGCACAGCACCTCTGGCACTGCCATGAGCAACACCGAACGCGAGGTGATGAAGCACCTCAACATTTCCGAGGACGTCTGGAAGAAGGCGGCCTGATCAAGGCTACCCGATGCGGTTGCTGTCTCTGAAGGCTCACGCGCCGCAGATGGCTTATCCCGCGAATAGCGTGAGCCGCAGACCCGGCTGCGTCGTGAAACAACCCTCCGGGACACTTTCCCTGACCCACACCCCCAACCTGATCGCCCTCTATGCCCGCGACTGACAACATTGATACGCCGCACTTTCCGCAGCCGGACCTGATTCTGGTGCCGCAGGCGGCCTCGAACACGATCTACGCCGGCACGCTGGTGGCGGCTAACTCCTCCGGCTACGCGGCGCCCGCGGCCGATACGGCCGGCCATGTGGTGCTGGGCCGCGCGGAGCACAAGAGTGTGAACGCGGGCTCTGCCGGTGACACCTCTATTCTCGTACGTCGCGGCACCTTTTGCCTGGCTAACAGCATCAGCAACCCGGTGACGATCGCGCACGTCGGGCAGTTCGCTTACGTCGAGGACGACCAGACCGTCACCTCCGCCGCCGGCAGCAACAGCGTCCGCGCCGGCCTGGTGCTGGGCCTTGAGCCGGACGGCAAAGTGCGCATCGATACCGCCCTGGTGGTGCACCCGACCAACAGCATCAGCAACGGCGCCGTCACTCTGGCCAAGCTGGCTGCGGGCATCACGCCCAGCCATGTGCCCAAGTACGGCAACGCGGCCCTCACCACTCTGGGCGGTAACGCCTCGGAGGCGTTCACCGTCACCGGTGTCGCCGCCACCGACATCATCCTGCCCTTCATCCAGGACAACGGCAGCAACAACGATCTCCAGTTGCTGGAAGCCAAGCCCACCACCAACACCATCACCTTCCTCTTTAATGAGGATCCCGGCGCGGGCGTAAAGGTCGGATTCGTCGCCTTCCGCGCTGCCGCGTAACCCCTGTTCGCCGCCACGAACCAGGCGGCCGCGCCGGACGACCGCTCCATCACAACGGGTTCACCTCCCCCGATCCGGCATCCCTTTCCCTCTCTCCGTAACCCCGCAGCCCCCTCACACTATGCTTATCAACGCCGACTCTATCGCCGCCCTGAACAAGGGGTACCGGGTGCTCTTCGACCAGGCTTACCAGGCCGGGCAGCCCATGTGGCCCCAGATGGCGCTCCGCACTACCTCGTCCAACGCGGACGAGACGTACAACTTCCTGGGCAGCATCCCCGGCATGCGCGAGCTCGTGGATTCCGTCCAGATCCGCAACCTGGCCGCGCACGGTTTCACCATCCTGAATAAGGAGTGGGAGGACACGATCGAGATCAAGCGCAAGGATATCGAGCGCGACTCGTACGGCTTGTATAACCCGCTTTTCCAGGCGATGGGCCGCGTGGCTGCGGAGCATGCGGACGAGCTCGTGGCCAATCTGCTGCTCAACGGCTTTACGCAGAACTGCTACACCGGCACCACGTTCTTTTCCACGACCCACATGCCCCAGGCGAATAAGACGGGGTTCTCCAATCGCGGCACCAAGAAGATCAGCGCGGCCAACTACGCCACAGCGCGCGAGAACATCAAGAGCCGGTTGAACGCCGAGGGCCGCCCGATGAACCTGGGCTCCGGCCTCACGCTCATCGTCTCCCCCGCCTACGAGACGACGGCGCGGCAGATCCTGGAAGCGGACCTGATCATCAACGCCGGCGGCACGGCGGCCGGCACCAACGTGGACAAGGGCACGGCGAAGCTGATCGTGTGGCCCCGCCTGGCGGCGGACCCGGATAAGTGGTTCCTGGTCGACCTGGGCCAGGTGATGAAGCCCTTCATCTTCCAGGAGGAAAAGCCGGTGTCGCTCACCTCCGCCACCGCGCCCAACTCGGTGGACATGCTGCTCAACCACCGCTTCATCTACCAGGCTTACGGCCGGTACAACGCCGGCTACGGCCTGCCCGAGCTCGCCTACGGCTCCACGGGCGCCGACGCCGCCTGATCGGTCTGATCCGTCCCCCGCTTTCCGCGCATGGGAAACAGCGCCTTACGATGGAGGATAGCCCGATCTCCGAGGGGCGGGCGCTCCTAATACGCCCCTCGATTTTTGCAGTGGAGCTGCTGCCACCAAGGCCAATCGGGCTACAGCAGCGCAACCTTTTCTTCCCGCACACTTATGGCCGACGAAAGCTCTCTATCCATCAACTGGCAGGCCCGCAAAGGGATCAACATCCAGCTGAATGCCAGCTACACGCGCGACATTGCGGGTAACAACCTGTTGTCGGCAATCCAGACGATCGGCACTTCGGCGGTGGCGATCGCGATTGGCGGCGCCTCTGCGGCCGGCCACCTGGCGCTGCAGAATCTGGGCGCCTACCCCATTGATGTCGCGATTGACTCCGAGGCGGCAGATGCGTTTGCCACGCTTGCCCCTCAGCCTAACGGCAAAACCGGAGGCGGCGATGCGCTCTACATCCCGTGCAAAGCCGGCGTGGTCTACTACGTCAAGGCCACAGGCGGATCCAGCGACCTGGCTGTCGCTGTCTCCGAGGCCTAACAGCTGCGCTGAACCCTCATAAGGTAACCAGCCTGCGCCGCGCCGGATCGGTGCGCCCGCCCACTCACGGGCAATCCGGCACCCTCCTCCGCTCCACCCGCACCCATGCCCTACATCACCCAAAGCGATATGGAGGGGATGATCCCCGCAGACTACCTGCTGCAGGGCGTGGACGACAACCGGGACGGCGCGGGTGATGCCGGCGCCTGGGACAAGGTCTACATCAGCGCGGAGGAGCGGGTGCATACGCCTCTCAATCAACGATACACGGTGCCGATCGCCATCTCGCCGGTGCCCGACATCCTGAAGCGGGCAGCCAAGGTGTTTGCCGCTGAGTTGCTGTATCTGCGCCGCGGCTTCGCGGGAGATCAGAACCCCTGGACAAAGCAGGCGGAGAAGCTGGACGAGAAGCTGAGCGCCATCGGACGGGGTGAAGAGCCCCTGGTACCGGAGGTCAAGCGCGAGTTGCCCAGCGGCGGCATCATCGCCCAGCCCAGCAAAACGTACAGCAGCACTGGATCCATGGCCGCCTGAGCCACTTTCCCTTTCCAAACTTTTGCCATGAGCAATCTTCGCCCCGACCAGATCCTGCAGATGCTGGAAGCCGATCTTACCGCGTGGATCCCCACGTGCCGCGCGGAGCTCGGCATCAGCCCCCAGGTGAAGGTGGCCCAGGACGAATACGACATGCTGGGCCTGCTGGTGGAAGCGCCGAAGGGCGGGCGCATCATTCTGGTGTGGACAGGCGACACCAACACATCGGCCACGGCCCGCGAGGGCAACATCTGCCTGCAAAAGATTTCCGTGGCGGTTTCCCGCCCCAGCGGCCTGCCCGCCGATCCCAACTCGGCGATGTACAAGGACGCACCGCACACCGCCAGCCTGATGCGCCTGGTGGCCGAAGTGCGCCGCCGCCTGCTGACCTGCCAGTTCCCGCCTGAGGCGAACACCAGCGACCTTCTGCACTACAAGGGCGCCGAAACAATCACCGTGGAAACGGCGGTGCTTGCCGCTCTGCGCATGCGCTTCGAGTTGACCAGCGCAATTCCCGGCCCGACCGGCGCTTACGACGATCCCGCCGCCGATTTACGTCTCCTCACCATCCCCACCGACACACTCGACCCCACTTAATTTATGGCCGCACCTACCAATCCCGTCATTCGTGGCGACAATACCGTCATATGGGGCAGCAACGGCGTTTTCAACACGGGCTACATCAAGTCCGCGAAGAAGAGCAACACCTCCGACAAGGTCGAGGTGCAGGATAACACCGGCTACGTTGTCACCACTATCTACTTTAACCACAAGGGCGAGTGCGAGTTTACCATGGTGGTGCGCGGCGCCATCCCTGAGTTCAACTCCGGTGACCTCATCACCGTGGCCGGCCTGGTGAACTGCCAGGTGGACAATGCAGACGTGAACTGGGCTCAGGCCGGTGTGGTGGAGATGAGCATCAAGGCCACCAAGTACGCCAAGATTTAACGCAACCGCTTCGCCCGGCTGAGTGGTGCCGCCGCCCCTCAGCCGGCTTCGTGTCCGGCGGTCAACCTCGTTCCCTTCATCCATGTCGAATCCTCCTCCTGCCCCCGTCCCGGTTAAGCCCGCGGCTCCGGCCAATCCTGCGGATCCCATACTCGCCGCCGTCGTCCAGCAGTCCGCGGAGCGCAATCAGCTCAACAACCCCACACGAGTGGTGAATGCATTCTACCCTGAGGTCGTCACAGTGGAAGGGATAAAGCTTCACCCTGTCTCGCTTCACACCTTCATGCTACTGGAACAGGTGGGTAACGCGCTCGTGGATCAGCAGGCGCAGGCTGAAGAGCGAAAGGTGACCTTCCGGGATCTGCTGGAAGCGTTTTACGCCCTCACCATCTCTGCTGACGAGCTTGAACAAGTGGTGGGCGACGGCACCTTCCGCGCCAAAGCCCTGGCCTTCAGCCGCACGGTGACACCGAAGAAGGCGGTAGAAATCGGCGAGGCCGTGAAGAAAGTCTTTATTCTGGGCTGGTCCACTGTGCCGGGCCCTGGCGCACAGGGTGCGCCGGGAAAAGAGCAGGCGGCGCCGGCGACAGCCCCGAACTAGCCGCCGCCTTTTGGGATGTGCCGGAGACAAGCAACGGGCTGGGCTGGGCGCTCACGTTGCTGGATACGCTGTGCAGTGAGTACGGATGGACGGCGGAATACGTGTTGCGAATGCATATAGCCAAAGCGTTTTGCCTGTACGCCGCCTGCTGCGCCCGGCATGGCCGCCCCCCGCGCGGACCCAAGTACGCCGATATGGACATGCTGGACGCCCTGGCGAAAGCGGAAGCCGCCGCAGCCGCGGCCCAGGCCTAACGACTCACCCCACTCACCCCGATGCTGAACCTTGCCGCAACACTGACACTGGAGGGGGGCGGATTCATGTCCACGCTCCGATCCATGTCGGGCGGCGTGGGCGGCGCGCTGGGCGCACTGGGCAGCCTGGGGCAGGTGATTACCGGGCTGGAGAGCGCTCTCAACCTCGCGGCAATGGCGGGTGAGCGGTTGATTGCCGCGCTGGATCCCGCAGGCAGGGTGCAGCAAAGCACCGGCACGTTTGAGACGTTGCTGGGCTCGCTGGGTGCGGCAAAGACTCGCATGGGCGAGTTGCGGGCGATGGCCGCCACCACCAACTACGGCACGGCAGACCTGGTGAAAGCCAGCACGATGTTGCAGAATCTGACGGGCAACGCTCTCTCCGCCGGCAAAGGTCTGCGCCTGGTGGGTGACGCGGCGGCGGTGGTGCCGGATATGGCGCAGCTCGATGAAGTGGCGCTTCACATCGGCCGCATCTACAGTGCCACGCAAAACGGCACGGCTGGCGGCGAGTCGCTGGCGCGTCTGTCGGATGAGCTGGGCTTGATCGACGCCAAAACAAAAGCGGCAGTTGTTGCTGCCCTGGAGATGGGCAAGAAAGGCCCGGAGGTGTGGGCTCTGGTGGAAAAGAGCCTGATGCGCTTCGGCGGGCAGATGGACAAGCAGAGCAAGAACTGGCTAGGCCGGATGTCTGCGTTTGAAGATGGCGTGACTGAACTCTATGTGGCGTTCGGCACCCCGATCATCGAGACGCTGGGGCCGCTGCTGGATGCGGCGACCGGTATGCTGGGGCAGTTGGTGCCGCTGGCCACCTCAGTGGGGGATGCGATCGGCGGCTCGCTGCGTTTGCTGACGGAATCGTTTGCGGACGGCACCATTACATCCGTGCTTTTTACAGCGCTTGAGGCCGCTTTTGTCTCGGGCGTGAATGTGTTTGCGCGGCTGATGATCGGCGCCGGCGCGGCGCTGCATTCGGTGCTGACTCAGGTGCCCCGGATGCTGATGACTGCCGTGCAGGTTATCGGGAACCCCTCCCTGTGGACGGCTATTGGAGGCATGGCAGCCGGCGCGGCCAACATGATGATCGGCGGGTTTGACCTGCTGGGCGACTCCTCCTTCTGGGGCGGCATCGGTTCGGTGATCATCGGCTCGTTTAAAAGCGTGGTGGGGAAGCTGATGGAGATGTTTCTTTCCGTCCCCGCAGCCTTTGTGGCGGCGATGGTGACGGGCATGTCCGGTGTGATGAATCGCCTGCCGAAGATGGTGAAGGATCAGATCGGCTGGAAGGACGACGACCGGTCGTTTGGCGAGGTGTTCAAGGATGTCCAGGGAGCGACCATGCGCGGGTCGGGAACGGCCTCGCTGCTCCAGGGCGGCGCCTCGGACATCGCCTCGGGGATGCAACAGATTCAGGACAGTCGCAGCGTGTCGGAGCGGTTTCAGGCCGGGCTGCAAAACGTGATGAGCAGCGGCGCACAGGTGCTGAGCGTTACCAAGCCCCTGGGTGAGGCGATGACCAAGACGGCCGTGAATGCCGGTAAAGTGTTCGTTTCCCAGTTTGCGGAGGCGGGAGACGTGATCCAGAACACGGCGGCTGCGCGGCTGGGCGACATGATGGCCGGCATGGCGGGTAGCGCGGCCGCAAAGGCCGGCATGATGTTTACCGACCCCAAGAAGGGGGCCGACGCACCCGGCCCGAAGCCGCTCAAGGCCGCGAAACTGGAGGCGCCCGATAACCTGGCGCGCATCGGCGGCTTTGTGGGCGGGCAGGGGCCCGGCTTTGACTACGCCCGCGCCACGGCGGGAAATACGGAGCGTTTGGTTAAGCAGAACGACACGCTCATTACCCAGAACAAGCAGTTTCTGGAAGAGCAGAAGAAAAAGAGCTCCGGCACCTGGACTTAAACCATGGCACTCCCCACGCAACCCGTATGGAACGGCTCCCACGAGTTAGAGGAGCAGCCTGGCTCGCCCGACTGGAATTTTCAGGCCGGACGTGAGCAGGTAACCCGTGTGTGGCAAGGCCCCTACGAGTCCTGCCTGGCCGCGCGCCCACCCATGAACCAGGCGATGAGCGGCACCCCTGCCGATTTGCTGGTGAGCAACGCCCGCGTGGTGCACATGGAGGGCGGCAAAGGGGAGCTCACTGTTACCTTGAGCAAGGAGGGCCGGGGCGACAGCGAGGAAGAGGAGGAACCCTACCAGGCCAAATACGAAGTGGAGTGGCTGCGGGTGGAGAAGAAGCTGGAAAGCCATACGTACTTTCGTGATCTGACGACAAGTGATCTAGACAAGCTTCGCGAATGGGAGGGCAAAGACAAAGCGTCGGAGCGTGCTACTGCATATGCGGCGCTCAGCTCGTTAGCCAAAGAGCTTGCCGACAAAAAGGCGCGAGGTCAGGACACCTACCTGATTTACACGCCGATCGCGCGGCGCACCATGCTGGTGAACAATATGCCGACTGTTACACCTTGCGGCGTGCGGGAGAACCCTCCAGCCGGGTGCAAAGCGCCGTCTGGCTACGACTACCTGAAGACAGCGTGCAGGGGAACCAAGACAGGCACTTTTGGCCGGTGGGAGTTGATTGAAGAGTGGACCGGCGTGGATGAGTGGGACCCCGACATTTACGAGTAACCAGCACCATGCCCACACTTCCCGATCCCCCAAACGAGGGCGAACCGCTGCGAGCTGCATGGGGCCGCAAGCTCCTTGCCTTTGTGCGCTCGCTCACCCCCACGTCGTCGCCCGACATTGCGCCAGAGTGGGACGCCAACGGGCTGAGCTGGAAGATCAAGAACCCTGGCCGCCGCGGCGGCTCAGCCGCCCCCGAGCACAGCTACCAGGTGTACGACGCCAGCACTGGTGCGACGCCCCGCATCCGTGTACGACCCGGTAACCACAACGGCATTGTTCCGACGATCGGCGGCACCCCTATCAACACAACAACGGGCGATCCGGCGGAGTACCCGGCGCTCACAGTGGGTACGGGCGACACGATTGTCTGGTTCAAGCTGACGATCACCGAAGAGGGCAACATCGATACGATCGAGATCGAATCGGGCAGCACGCTGCCGACATCCAGCGCGAGCACGGCCTACCAGGTATGCGCGTATATCACCGTCGCCATCGCCGGCGGGGTGGCGAGCGTGACGAACCAGGAGGGCGGCGTCAGTGGGTCGCAGGCTTACCTGCAATGCGGAGGGGGCCATCTCTTCGGCCTGGTGTAGCCCATGCCTGGCCAAAACTTTCTGGGGGAGTGCTCAGCAACCGTGCGACGGCCGGCGGTGTTCAGCACTATTACGGTCTCCGCGTCACAGATTGCCCATTGCGACGGCGACTCCGGGCCATCCAACGGGTTTTCAGATTCGTTTGTTCTAACCCTCGCGGACAGCGGCCCGATTAACGCGCAGCCTGTTGGGACCTTCTCCTTTTTGGGCCTCGGATGCTGTGGCTGCCCTTTTATTCAAATTGGCGGGCCGACTGGTATCGGAGGGTCCTACCATAAACTCATTCCCCCTGCCGACAATGCCTGCCATGAAGCAGAGATTGATGGAGGCTCATTCGGCATTGACTACATGTTCGTCGAGGTCGACCCTGACGAACCACGGAAGTGCCAGATCCGGGTGCAGATATCCTCCCTGTTCGTATCTCACTACTCTTTTGAACGGGAGTTTGCATTGCCGCTGGGCACGGGAGGGGCCACCCATACCGAGACATTCAGCCCCACCGTGGGGTATTCAGGGACGTTGACCATCACTATTACATGAGCGAGGTACGTCTTTACGACAAATCGGGACGTCTGAAGGGAGTCGTCGATCGCCCTATCGGTCCCACGCCCACACCGCAGGCCAGCCCCGCAACATGGGCGGAGTTGCATTGCTACGTTCCCGTGGGGGATGAGCGGGACGTCGCCTGGCTCGCCGCCTTTTCCGCCCGAGTGCATGGCATCGGCTGCAACTGCCGCGCCCATTGGCGCGCCTGGTGCGCGGCGCATCCGCCGCCACTCCGCGGGACCGCCGCGGAGTGGTTTGGGTGGACGGTGGACGCGCACAACGCTGTCAATGGCCGCCTCGGCAAAGCAGAAATCTCGCTGGGCGAGGCCTACTGCATCTGGACGGTGGACGGCAATGGCGGCACGGGGCGCACAGCGGGTAGCCCGGAAAAGGGTGGCGTGAGAGGCTAGGTGCAATGTCCTTACCCTGGCAGCGCATTATCAACCTCTACATCGACGCCGACGCGTACGGGAGTTTTCCGCTGCTGGCCAGCCAGACAAGCCCGGCGCGCTGGCCTTTTGACCGGGTGCAGTGGGTGCAGGCAGATCAGTTTATTCTGCGGGTGTGGTATCGCCGGAAGACGGCAGTGGTAAGTGCGGCCACGCAATCGCTGGATCTGGGTGATGGCTGGAACCTTGTGGTGAGCGGGAAGATTGATGCGCAGCTTGGTGGCGAAACCCTTTACTTTGAGACGGATACCTTTGCCGAGGTGGTGGAAGGTACGGAGACGTACTACGAGGGTGAAATTAACCTCAACACCACGGAGCTGCAGGCGGTATTTGCCGCGCTGCCCTCCAGCACCACGCTGGTGCCAATGCACGTGGATATTGAGGTGCAAGACAGCGGCAATACCCGGCGCATTACTCACCAGTTTGAACTTGATGTCGCCCGGCAGATTTACAAGGGCACCGAGAGCAGCCCGACACCCGCCACGCCGCTGTACCCCAGCCCGAGCGACCTGGTAGTGCGGGCGCCAGTCAATGGCAGCTACCGCTTTATCTCCAACGAAGACGGCAACTTCCTGCAGATCTGGAACCCTGACGAGGGTGTATCCGGCGCATGGCACACCGTGACGGTGGCCGGCGTTGGCGCGGCCGCGCACCTGGAGCTGGGCCCCGCCGAAACCTGAACCTGACTTTTCCCATGTCCCCCCACAAACACGAACGCACGTCGGATTTCCGCGACTGGATCATCACCGCCTTTGGCGTCCTGCTGCTGCTGATAACGGCCTCAGCCACCCTGATTGGCGCGCCCACACTGCCCGAGCCCGTCAGCCGTACGGTGATGGTGGGCGGCAGTAACAGCGTGGTGACGTTCCCCACCAACTTCTGGGCGGCGAATCAGGACCGCGTGCTGGTGTACTACACCAACGTGATCGATGCGCCCGTTGGCGGCACCGGCGATATGCTGGCCGCCAACAACCTCAGCGACGTGGACGACGCGCCCACGGCGCGCACCAACCTGGGCACCGACAACGCCACCAACCTGACGACCGGGTACATCCCGCCCGGCCGCTACGCCACCAACACCGTCAGCCCGTGGGCGCTGATGGCCACCAACTCCCCCAGCGCGGGGAAGGTGTACGGCTTTGACTCCGGCATTACAGGCGGCTGGTACACGCCCTCCATCTCCCTCACGGCCAACGTCACTGGCATCCTGCCCAAAGCCAACGGCGGCGTGGGGATTGACCTGACGGCCACAGGCGGCGCCGGCCACGTACTGCAACAAGGCAGCTCCGGCGGCACCATCACCGTGGGCTCGCTCTCATTTGCGGACATCGCCAGCAAGCCCACCACACTGAGCGGCTACGGCATCACCGATGCGGTGCCGTCCTCCCGCACCATCACGGCCACCAGCCCCCTGACGATCGGCGGCGGCTCCAGCGCGGACCTGAGCGCGAATCGCACCATCGCCCTGGGGACTGTCTCCATCGCTAACGGTGGGACGGGTGCGACTACCCAGCAAACCGCGCTCAACAACCTGATGCCCGGGTCGCCTGTTACGGGCGATCTCAGTATGTACAACGGCAGCAACTGGGTACGGTTTGCGCGCGGAAGCGACGGGCAGGTGCTGGGATCCACCAGCACCACCATCAGCTGGACGACGCCCACCACGAGCATCGATCCCCTTACGATGGGGTGCCGTATCAGCGCCAGCACCGATCCCGTGCCGGCCACAGACCAGGTAGGGGCAGGGACGCTGTACCTGGTGCCAGCCGCCAAGCCTACGTCCTACGCCGGCGGCAGTGGTGCGGGGCGCATCGCCCTCTACTCGGGCGGCGGGTGGGTGATCCGCACCGTGAGCGCCAGCGGCACCACCAACCTGACGCTAAGCCTGACCGCCTCGCGCAACTTCGACGTGTTTGCGTACGACAACAGCGGGACCGTGGCGATTGAGGTAGCCCAGTGGGACACCACGGGCGGCGCCGGCGGCACCGACTCGCAGACGCGCGTAAGCGTGTCGCTTACGTGGCAGGATGGCGTGCTGGTGAAGAACGGGGACGCCACGCGGCGGTTTCTCGGCACAATCCGCTCGAGCGGCACCAACACGGTGGAAGACTCCACCAGCCGGAGCTATGTGTGGAACACGGACAATCAGGTCGAAAAGGTTTTGCGGGCCACCGACACCACCGACAACTGGGACTACACCGTAGCGACGTATCGTGAGGCCAACGGTTCCAGCACAGTCGGCACCAGCCGCGTGGAATATATTGACGGACTGGGCCGGGGGTTGGTGCGGGCGCGGGTTCACTCCATCGTATACAACGCCAGCAGCCTGACCACGGTGGCGTCGGGTATTGGTATCGACAGCAGCAGCACCAACAGCGCCCAGCTATACGGCGGGTTTGTGTCGTCCAACGGCGCTGTGGTGCCTGCCGACTACAGCGGGTACCCTGGCCTGGGCCTGCATTCCATCCGGCGGCTGGAGATCTCCAACGCAGTGGGCACGACCAACTGGCGCGGCGACTCCGGCAGCACCATCCACCAGACGGGCATGCACGTCTACATCATGCGCTAG